GTGTTATCTACTTTTAAAGCAATAGCTCTAGCTCTTGCACGTGTATCTATCTTAGTCGTTGTCGTTGAAGATGTAAAGGGTCCTAATGAAGAACTTGCCTGTGAATCTGTTGGATAATTTTTTAAGTTTAATGTAACTCTTGCATCACCTGTTTGAGATAAAAAATCTGGAAGCACTCTTCTAATTTTCATCATATAGTCACCATCACCTCTTAAATCTGCTCCACCCTGTGTGGCTGCTATATCAAAATCTCCTGATTGAATACTTGCTGAAATACCAGTTCTTGCTCCTGCTTTAATTTGATCTTGTCCTGTTTCGTGTTCAAAGTAAGTTGTAACACCATCAGTATTACCAACTGTTGAATCACTTGTAGCAGATGAATCATATTCAGTTCCATGTGGTTTTCCAAATATTGATGAATCAAACCAAGATGATCTAGCAAGTGAACTTGTAGTCCATACAGGTCTCTCTGGTGTTGAATCCATATAGTTATAAGTAACTGATCTATTGTTAGATGCAGCACCACTACCAGGATAAAACCAAGTTACTTCACCAAACAAATTATTTAATCCTGCATAGATATGATTTTTAGGAACTGTATTAATATCATCATATACATAGTCTTCAACTAAACATGGTAGTGATTCTAGTCTACCAGTGTATCTAAAAAAACCATTTTCTGACATCCAATAAGCAGAACCATCAACCTCAACGGCTGCATTTTTACCAATCAATCCACAGTTAGTTCCAACTTGTTGAAACGAGAAAGTAAAAGGTGCACCAACAAATCTCATAATAAATAAAGATGTGTCAGTCCAAACATAAATTGCATCACGACCTCTTATAGCTGCAACGATCCGTGTTCCATCGGCCAGTCTTTGTGTACCAGCAGTATTGGTTGCACTAGGTGCATAAGAAGTTGTTGCATCAATTGATTCTTGATCCGAGAATCTAATATACATATCATCTTGTGTTGATGTTGTACCAATTGTAGTCTCTGTTCCAAAAAATACTAAGTGTCTATCGGGTGTAGATACTAAAGTTTGTAATGCTGCTGTTGGCGCATTAGCAATAATTGTGGCTCTTGTAGATGTTGAACCATCTGAATCCCATTCAAAACTTGCACCATCTACGATAGTTGCAATAAGTTTATTTCCATAATTGTCCAAGGACCATAGACCTGGAGCTGTTATAATATCACCTGTTTGCGATGCACCCCATTTAGTATATTCAGAAGCATCAGTTACTGTTGCTCCATCAGAGTGTGATGCAGCTGTCGTGTTGTCTGATCCTCTAGTTAAACCTGATAAAGTTCCTGTACCAGTAGTATTTGTTGTGTAAGCAATTCTTTCATCATCTATTAAAACTGTTCCTGATGCAGGAAAACCTGTAGAATCATCTAAAACAATACTAGAAGAACCAGAAGTTAGTGCTCCATTTAAAGTATCAAAAACTTCTCCAGCTACAGTACCGCCCCATAATCCTAAACCCCAACCAGCGGCTGACGCCTCAGTTGCAGGTCCTATTGAATAATAATGTTGAACTCTTATTCCACCAGAAGTAGATGCTCCTGATCCAGATTCAGCTGATCCCATTTCAATAGTAATAGTTGTTGAAGTTGGAACTGATGTTACCATAAAAGTTTTATCATCAAAATCAGTAGAACTAAAATTAGAATCGGTAATAGCGGTAAAATTATCTAAATAAATAATATCATACTTAGTAATATTATGGTCAGATGAAAAAGTTATAGTAATTGTTGCATCACCATTTGTTGTTGTAAAAGCATTTGTTAAAGTTGTTGTAGATTTGATAGGAGTAATGTCATAAAAAGCACCTCCAGAATATACATATAACATTCTATTTGTACCAAGAGCTGCATATTTAATACCAGCTGCATTAACAAAATGGTGCATAGCGGTTGTTCTACCAGTTAAAGTAATGTCTCCTAGTTGAGCCCAACCACCTATTTTTTCAGGTGAGCCATATCTAAATCTTACATAATCACCACTAACCCATTGGCCTTCACCACCAGTTGCTGTAACTTGTTTGTTAAATCCAGGTTGAAATCTTAATTTTTGTAACATAATTATCTCGCGTTAGCTGGTACTCCATTTGAATTTACGAATGGTTGTTCTGCGAAAGCCATAAAAATATATGTTCCACTTGAATTGTTAAAACTATCTCCACTATTTCTAATTTTAAAACCATTACTTAAAAAATCTAAAGCACCACCGCTTTCATCAGCATCTGCGTTATTTAAATTTGGTCTTATAAATGTATCTTCAGGATTAAATGTGTCTCTTTTATTATCAAATACAAACCAATTTTCTGCACTATCTGTTCTTTTAACCATAACCATAGCTGGTCGAAATCCTGTGTACACAAATGTTCCATCAGCATTTCCATTTCCTTTGTATGAGCCCATCTTGCTAAAACCCTGAACACTTCTCCATAAATAAGTTATATAAGTATAAGTATTTTTATTTACTGCATCAGCATCACCAACAGTAAAAACACTTGTTGTTGGCTCGGTATCATTAAATCTTCCAAGAATATCAGCTTCTGCACTATCGTCATCAAATTGCAAACATTTTGTAGCACCTAATAATTTGTGGTAACATTCCCATTGTTCAGCAAAAGTTCTACTTTTAACTGAAAAAAAATCTGGTTTTGCTGAAAGTGAATGACTGATCGTTCTTGCACTACCATTTCCTGTGTATAAAACCATATCAAACCCAGCAGTTGCAGATTCTTTCCAGCAATAAGCAACATAGGTTGATGAACTTTTATTAACCATATCATCAGTTCCAACTGTAAATCCATCAGAACCAAAAGCAGTTAATCCTTGTGATTGTGTATTTTCTACAATACTTGTATTCCAACCTAAATATTCTTGAACTCCTCTAAGATCATCGTAACCATTCCATTGTTGAGTAGATGATCTTTGTTTTATCATTACATAGTCTGGTTGCATATCTTCATCACCATCTAAAGTAAGAGCATTAGAACTTCCTGTTCCTGTCCAGATTTTAACTTGAAAATGCAATTCTGGATTGTCTATTGTTGTATAAGCTGCCATTTATCCTCCATCACTTCCTAAATTTTTTGTGCATAACGCAAGGTACCCCGAAGGGACGCTGTATTCAAAATTTCCATAACCATTAGCATCTGAGTTGCTTGATGAAATTGCAAAAGCTGGATTACCAAAATTAGCATCATAACTACCTGCCGCACTTGTATTCCAAAGACCTACTCCAAAAAAATACACACCTTGTCCATAACTTGATGAAACAGAACTTAAATCTTGAATACTTACTGCACCTGTACCTGTTGAACCTGATGTAGGATCACCACTATTAATCCAAGCATCACCATTTTTTCTAAAATATAATTTTGAATTTGTTATATCCACTGCAACACATACAATATCTCCATTACCAAAAAGTGGCATACTTGATAAAATAGTGCTTCCATTACCTCTTACAATACTATTTGAAGCATCGTAGTTTACAAAAGCATAAGAATAATTATCTTCTGATATTTCTTGATTACTTCCTTGATAACTATGATCTGATATTCCTATTGCATTATAATCTGTGTCTTGATGTACTTTAAATTCAGCATACCATTTACCAGCAGTCATTCCTATAGTAGAAACTGCAAAATCATGTTTAGAAGATACACTTGTATAATAAGTGTTTCCTTGTGTAAAAGTACCTCCTGCATGATAATTTTCCAAAGGATTTAATGTTGCAAAATTATTTGTACAACTATCCGTTGCCTGGTCTGTTGCGGCTAGATTAGCCACAGTTCCAAAATGATTTCCTTGACCAGATACATCTTTACCTAACTCTCCACTATCTTCAAAGTCTAAATGATATCCTGCTGTTCCAAATGTTAATCCTGATACATCTTTCGGTTTCCAGATTGTTGGACTATCTTCATCAAATTCTCCGAATGATGTTGCGGCTAGCTGTGCATTGTCAATATGTACTATTTCTGCCAAATATCCATCCCAATAATCTCCACCATGTCTTCTGCCAATATAAGGATAATAAGTTCCACCTACATTCCAATATAAATTTTGATTTTGATTTGGTTGTGTTTCTGTTGACCAAGATGTCATCTGCGTACCATTCAAATAAAATTTCATTCGGTTTCCAGCAGTTGATTGTGTGGTATCTACAGACCAGACTAAATGATACCATGCGGAGGTATCTCGGAGTTTCATGCTTGAAAACATATCTCCATCTCCAGAATTTGTACTATCCCATTCAAGAGTATCTCCACTTGAAATATATAAATAACCCTCATCTCCACTACTATATGCGGCAGAAGCTAACATTTGTGTTGCACCTAATTTTGCTCTTTTAAACCAAATAGAAAAAGTAAATTTTTGTCTATTACCAGCTGGTGCAGAACCATCTCCATCTTTTAAACTTGGACTATCTCCAGAATTAAATCTACATGAGTTGGCCACTGAAAATGTTGTTGAAGCTGTTGCTGTTGCTACATTACCTGGTAAAATTAAAGGCATTAAG